ATGAACGAGAGCAACAGCTCAGAAGCCTTGGCCGAATGGCACAAAAGGCTCAATGACAGGAGGCAATGGACGAACCCTGCATTCACCTACAGGTTTCTAGCGCGCATGGCCGAGGATATGCAGGCAGCTGGAGCAATTGACCCACTGGAGCGCTTCGAACTTTTTGAGCTGGCCAGCGCCGCGTTCTGCCACTTCACAGAAGAAGGCAACCACGAATGGCGGCACCAGGCATCGGACTACCTGGCCTTCAACAAGGGCGGCGTCGTTGTCGGCAGCCTGCTGAACTCCCGATATGTGCTCCATGAGGCGGATCAGTCGCCCTACCATGCGGCCCACTTCGCCTTTCTCGATGAGGAAAACAACCTCATCATGAGGGACTACAAAACGTACGGTGTGCTCGAGGGCCGATACATCTACACCGAAACCGGCCAGACCTTGACGCTGGTGGAGCAATCCAGGCAGATCAACGGCGTGGACTGCCAGCGCCTGACCGATGAAGATCAATACCGAGCGCTGATAGATGCCTCGGCAGTAGCTCTCGACCAAGGCGACTTCAAAGCCTACGTAGCGCTGTGGGAGCGTCACAGCTATTCGATATTTACCAGATGCCTCCATTGCCTGGATGGATTCGCAGTGCGCGACGATTGCACACACTGCGCTGGACGAGGCTTTATCGAAGACCCAGAGTGCCCTAACAAACAGCCTCAAGCGCTCGGTCGTACAACGCCTGCCGATCAGCCAGACCGTTCGTGCCGCCGTTGATGCGCTTGGTGATGGTCAGGAAGTCGCCCTTGTCGGCCAACGTATTCAACGCTGCCCGGTGCCAGAACCACGCCGCCGACATCGCGGCGTGCTGCGGCAGCTCGAGCAATTCGGGATGGTTGATCAGGTCCAGGCCCAGCGCTTCGCCGCACGCCTCGTAGTTGGCCCGGCCGGTGATCTGGATCAGGCCCCGCCCACGGTAAAGCTGGCCGTCGCCGTCGGCCTCGGGCGTGTTACCCAGGCGTTCAGCCAGCTTGCCGGTGTCGTACTTCGACAGGTAGGCGCTGCCGCCCAGCTCGCGGACGTAACGCAACTGTCCCGACTCGTGGCCCACCTGGGCAATGAACGCCGCGATACGCAGCCTCGTGACGATCTGGTACTTGCTCATTGCTGTGTTCAGGACGGGTGCAAAAACGCCGGCTTTCTGGCCGGCGCTCGGGAGTATCTGCAGCAGCTGCTGCGCGGTGATCGGCATTTTGGTTTCTCCAGGCAAAAAAATACCCGCTCGATGGCGGGGTGCGGGTGTTGCTGTGCAGGTGTTACGCGGTGACAGGTTCTGGTGCTGGCTGAATCGACGCCTTGAGCGCGGCCAGTTCGGCGCGCAGCTCTTTGACGGCCCCCATCAGATCGGTGATCAGTGCCATCGGGTCGAGCTGCTGGATACGTGCGTTGCCGTTTTCATCGACGCCGTCCTTCTCTCCGGTGACGGCAAGCGGGTTGACCTCTTGGGCCTCATGCGCGATCAGGCCTTGGTAGACCCTGCCGTCGCCTCGGAACACATCGCCAAATATTTTGCGCTCATAGGTTACAAGGCGATATGCGTCAATCCTGTCCAAAAAGGAAGGGACCTTTAATTCCTTGATGAACTTCTTGATCCGGTAGTCAGACGTGAACAGTGTCATCGTGCCAACATATGTGTTGTCGATATAAACATCGACGTTATTACCGGTCCAGTTGAAGTTATAGACAGTTCCGCCTTTACTACCGCTGAACCCAGTACGACACCAATTTCCGTAAGATGAAATTCTTCCGGCGATATCCAGGCCAGCAAAAACGGGGGCCTGACCCGCTCCAAGGCCTAGCGCAACGCGCGCAGAAGCTTGATCTTTCCCGCCAGTTCCGCCCTGAGCGAGAGCAATAGGCGTGGTCAACCCGTTGATCTGATTGGTGGAAACAAGTGTTGTTGATACTTCTTTAACGGTCAGGACGCCGCTATAGGAGTAGGTCATTACTGGACCGGCTGCCGTGTTGTCCGAGTTTACGGACCACCATGCATGCCCGCCAAGACCACCGCCACGGTTGCAGATGTAGTTCGCCCCGCCGTCGCCGTTACCGTTCCAGCCCATGTAAAGGCCTTGCACGTTATAGCCGACCGGCGCACCTCGAAAGCCGACGCTTTTGATCAGGGCGTCGTATGCGCCACCTTTCATGCCAAGACTTGTAAGCGCTAAAACGCCATCAGTAGCGCCAGTCCCGCCCTTGGCCACCGGCAGAATGTCGTAGTTCCCGGTCGTGCCCAGCGCGGCCAGCTTTTCGCCGTACTGCAAAACCAAAGCGCGCAGCCGGTCGGCAGATTCCTTGACGTAGCCCTGCAGCGGAGCCAGCGCATACCCGCCAGCGCCGTTGGTAGCACCCTGATAGTTTGGCGATATCGACATGGCCGTATCACTGGCGATGTTCGTCACCTCGTACCAGCCGCCATCCGGGCCACGAAAGCCATCGCCGACACGGCTGTTTGCAATGAATGCCGTACCACTGCCAATAACGGCGTTTGAATTTTGGGTAACGGAAACCGTCCCGGTTTTATACCAAGGCATATTTCTTACTCTCTAAATGGGTTTCTTAGACATTCATCTTTGCGAAGACTGCCGGCAGAAAGAATGCTGTTGGGTTGGAGGCCGCAATAGTGATTGCATAAAGCTTGCTGTTCGGGAAATCCCACCAGCAGTAGAGAGCCCTTGATATGGCGCTACCAGAGTTCATCCCCATGCCAAACGAGTTGATAAGCAAGTACTCGTTTGCTGGAAAGTTGAAAGCGACCGAGTAGTAACAGCGGACAAGATTTTGCGCAGTGTAGTCAAACTTCTCGTACGTCCAACTCTGAAACGATCTGGTAAAATTCGCGCTTGCGGTTCCCGAATCAAACAGCAGATTTGTAGCGCCATCCCAGAGCCGCATCCCGAAGTCGGCAACGGGCTGGGCCGCGAACTGTGCAACGAAGTACCGGCCGTTTGGTTGCGCAGTGTTCACGTCATAGGCCCGAACATAGAAGCCAGTCCAATTTCCAGCCGATCCAACCAGGCGCATGAGACATAGACCTGCAATCGCATTAACGGTGTCAGGTCGCACGAAAACCAAAGGCGGCTCTTGCGAGGTAACTGGCCTAGGAAAATAAGTGGTCGAGCCAAGCCCGCTTTCCTCGGTGGGCTGATAGCGCCCCGAAGCAATCACCATCAGGCGCGCATATTGCGAATCGAGAACGACCACATTGCTGTTGTTGGAAAACTCCAGGCCGTATGTATCCGCCATTATGAAAACCTCATAACGATCAGCCGCATAGTCCCTGAGGAAACCGTGCTTGATCCATAAGTTCTGGTGTGGTTGTAGACTCGAGCAATCCCGTCAACCAGCTCCGTTTCGTGCTGCCTTTGATTGTTGTCGTAAGTGCCAGACGGTATGACTATTGCCACACCGTTACCCGGCCCCACTCCCGGTACAGCGAAGTCCTGACTGGTCTTTGCCGTGCCGGAGAACGTGACGAGTGTCGACAGTACAACCCGAATCGTAAATGACGTTTCATCCAACTGGAGCGCGCTGTCTGCGCCCCATACCATCATTCCGTTGCTCATTCACTGAGATCTCCGAGTTGCACGCGCTTGACGTTGTTGGCGTCGTAGACGCGGACTGATCGGTTTGTAATCACCAATCGGCCACCGCCTGCGACCATTCCGTTGATTTCGAGCGTGCCGTTTTTGTTGAGAATCCAGCCGCTCTGCCCGGCCAGGTAATTGGTCGAACTGATGTAGCTCCCAATCTTGGCGTTGGTGATCGTGCCGTCCTGAATAAACGCCGACTGAATGAATGTCTGCCCGCCAGTGATACCGAAAAACGACTGCGGCGATTGAGAACTGGTGTTCATCACCAAGAACGTGTCGGCCCTCACCACGAACTGCGAGGTTGTGCCAGCCGCCCCGCTCTCAAGTCCAAGCCCAAAGCCAGCCGCATATGGGATGTTGTTCTGTGTGAGCTCCATCCTCACCGACCAGATTCCAGCCAGCTTGTTGTTGGTGGTAGCTAACGCACTGGATGTCTGCTGGACCTTAATGCTGGCTTCGTTGGCGGCTGCCTGGACCGTGTCAACACGCCTGCCCAATGCCGTATCGCCATCAGAGCGGGCAGTAGCCTCGGTCTGAATGGCAGCCTGAGTTGTTCCGACAGAAGTACTCAGCGTTGAAAGCTGCTGAGCCGTGGCCTGCCGGTCCGTGTTTGCGGTCGACTCAATCGTCGTGATCTTCGATTCGCTCGTACCTACGCGAGAATCGATTGCCGTAATCCGCTGGGCAGTTGCCTCACGGTCCGTGGCAGTCGTCGTCTCGACGGTGGTGATCCGCGCTTCGGTGGTGCCGACACGCGCCTGAAGCGACGTCGTTCGCTCGGCCTGTGCGAAGTTCTCTTCCGCCCTGACCTTCACTTCCTGTGCTGCGCTGGCCGCGCTATCCCATCCTCTTAGCGCATCGAGCAGATCGCCCTCACCGCTATCGGCCCGATACTGTGCCTGCACGGCCTGCATTTGTGTGGCCGTCGCAGTGGTCTTGCCGTCGACGGTGGTGATGTCAGCGGTGTTCTTCGTTACCTGAGCGGCCAGAGCATTTGCAGTGCGGATCGACTGCCCACTGTTGACCCAGTAAGCCGGGTTCGGCGGGCCGTTCGCGCCGCTGGCATTCGCCGGGACGCTCACGATGGCCGTCCAGAGGTTGTCGCCGACGCGCACGGTGTTGTCGCGCACGTAGGCGTCGGTCGGCACATACACCAGAGCGTCGGTGATTTCGCCGATCTCGGACTTGAGCTCGTCCAGGCGCTCATTGACTGAGCCCGGACCATCACCATCAATTAAATCGATGCGACCCAGCAGATGCTCGCCAAACTGGCTTTCCGTAAGCTTGCCCGTCAAAAGACCAAGAACAGGGGTTGCATCACTGCCGCTCTGCCCCATGACGCCAGCGCCGGTCGGATACCACGGCCCGATGTTGCCGGTCCGGTCCACAAGCCGCGCCCAGAAGAAGAACGTCACACCCGCCAGCAGCCCCTGCATGACGTGTTCCGACTGCGGGTAGGCCAGGTCGCTGAGTTTCGTGGCCTTGGCCAGATCGGTCGTCGGCCCGTACCAGATTTCAGTGCGCTGCGTGTCCTCTGCGCCTGGTGGGAAGGTCCATTTCAACTTGATGCCGAAGATCAGAGAAGCGGCAGTCAGCGAGGTGACAGCCGGTGGCAAGCTGGTCTTGCCCTGCAGGTTCGTCAGCAGCGACGTGACAGGCAGAGACGAGACGTTCAGGGCGCTGACAGCGCGCACCCTGGCCATGTACTGGCCGGAGTAGATTCCGGGCACATCAACCGACTGCTCGCCCGTGCGTGGCATCTTGACCCACTCACGCGAGCCCCAGCGCCATTCCACGTCATACGCAACCGCGCCTGGCGCAGCATCCCAACTGATGGTCATGTTGGTGACGGCGATACCCTGCTCAATCACAACGTGCTGGGTCACAAACACCGCGCCTGGCGCAGCCTGCACGCCCACTGGAATGCCGCTGATTGGGCGGATATCCACCACAGCACCGAAGTCGATGGCGTCAAACTTGCTCGGTTCGTGCTGGATGCACTCGAGCTGGTACTGGTGCCATTCCGGGCGCGTGATGTTGCGCACCAGAAACTGCATGGTTTTCAGGTCGTCGTATTCGAGAATCCAGCCGCATTCGGCTTCCGGCACCTCGCTAAAGCTGGCCGCGAGGGTGACGCGACGCCCATCCAGCGAGCTGATCACCCGCGCCTCGGTCTTGCCGCTGGGCAGGTTCACGCGCAGCTTGGCACCGGTCGAAAGATCGATGTCACGGTCAACGGTAATCACCCGCCCCGCCACCGAGCTGATACGCCCGCCATTCGCGCGGCCGGCCAGCATCGGGTCGGCCACGGCGATGATCTGCCCGGTCTTAGGAATGCCGCCGTCCAGGCCCACACGGAAGGTCGCGGGCCTTGTCTGCGTCTGCTCGGTGATCAGCGCGTACTGGCCAGCGCGCTGCGCCTGCCCGAGTGAAGTGCAGCCGTAGGCGTCCACCGACAGTTCATTGACTGATCCAGATTCAGCCATCGCCACGTCATCAAAGACAGGCTCTTTGTCCGTCGCAAAACTCTGGTCCGGGTTGTCCCACGTCACCATTGCCAGGTTGTGGCGGTCGCGCGCCCGGGTGCCCGAATACTGGATCTCGCCGTTGTTCAGGATCTGCGAAGGGTTGTAGGTGTAGACCGGGTCGCCAGGCATATCAGCGGTGAACGTGATCTGGCTTCCGTCCCAGGTGCTCATGCCGTGGAAAATGGCCGAAAGGTCCTGCAACACGGCGTAGGCATCCGCCTGCTTTTGCAGGTAGATGTTGCAGGTCAAGCGCGGATGCACACCGCCCACGCCGTTCGGCACCATCTGGTCGCAATACTGCGCGATGCGGTACAGGTTCCAGCGGTCCACCATCGTGGCATCAATCCGGTGCCCAAGGCCGTAATACGGGTTCAGCGCTATGTCGTAGCACACCCAGGCCGGGTTGTTGGTGTAAGCCTCTTTGAACGTACCGTCCCAAATGCCGTTGCTGGTGCCTGCGCCAGACGTGGCATAGGTCCGCGTCTCCGGGTCGTAGTTGGATGGCACGCGCACGATGCGCCCGCGCATCAGCACTGCGATCTTGGCGATATCGCCGCCGAACTGCTGGGCGTCATATTCAACGCAGCCCACGGCGGTGAGCGGGAATTCCTGGTCGCTGTCTACGACCTCGGCCACCGCCTCGATAAACATGCTGTCTTGAATCAGCGAGCTGTTGGCCTCCGGCGTGATCCGGCGCACGCGCATGGTCCAGCGACTGCCCGCGGGCAAGTTGAGCCGGTGACTGCGCTCGTACTTGGTCACGTTCTTGCGATCAACGAAGTCCGCGAGCACCTGCACGAACGGCCCGCCGTCGGTGGCCAGGTCAATGGCGTAATCGATGCGCACGCCGTTGATGTTGCCGCTCTGGTCCTGAGACTGGAGCTGTGGCCAGCTGAGACGCACACGCAGGGCATCCAGCACCGGGTTATTGACTGTGCGCAGGTAGGGCGTGGTGCTGATCAGTTGCTGGTTCACGTCAACTTCGTTGCTGGACTCGGCAATGCCCTCGAGGCGCTGCTGGTTCAGCTCGCCATTGCGGAACTGCCACTTCACGCCCGGGAAGTTGACAGTCCCGTCCTCGGCCACCAGCGGCGTGCCGTCGAGCTTCACCGAGCGCAGGCCGTTCACCGGCCCAACGATCGGCCCCCAGCTCCACAGGTAGACGATGCGCGCGGTAGCAATCGAAGCTGTGCTGTTTAGTGCAATCGTCGGCTGCTTCTGTGTGGCCTCGCCGCCCTTGCTACCGCGAATGCTTCGCGCTGCTACCGCACTTCCCATACCGCCCCCAGAAAAAAGAAAACCCGCCGAAGCGGGTCTGGTGTTACCTGATGATCAAATCTGATCTTGTGTGTAGATGCCGCCTGACTCGACGGCCCCGCCGATCTCTCGTTCGCCGTAGAGCACGGGGTATGGGTTGCCCTGGGCAACAGTGGTCACTGCGCCGCCGAAACCGTAGCTGGGGTTGTTGCCGTCATCGTTGTTGTTGCCCACGCTGGCAGTCGTTGTGGGAGAAAGCATCTGCACCACACCACCGAGGCCGACCGCCGCACCCGCGCCAAGCAGCCCCATGCCCAGCGCTGTAGTCGTACCGCCAGAGAACAGGCCGCCCACGACGAGCGCCACGCCAAGCACCACCTGGAACAACCCGGCCTGCTTGCTACCCTGGATCAGCGGCACGATGCGGATATCGGTGTTATCGCTGCCCTGCATGTCGAACTCGCCCTCGCCGGAGTTGCGCTTGCCGCAGAACACGCTGAACACCAGGCCACGCTCTTCGCCGGTACGCAGGAACTTCTCGAAGCCTGGCTTCATCGCACACAGGGCATTCACGGCGTCGCGCACGCTGTGCACGTCGATGCGGTACTCACGGCCGAAATGCTTGCGCAGCACGCCGTACAACTTGATGGTGCGCATGGTCATGGGGTGTATTCCTTATGGCGCAAGATCAGTTTCACGCGGTTGGCCATCGACCAGCCGTAGACCTCACGGGCAGCCAGGCGACCGGGCATGTGGTGGTAGATGAATGGGCCAGCGCCACCGAGCGCCGGAGCGTCTTCGCTGTTCAGGCTGGCATCGGCCCCGAGGTAGATCGCGGCGTGGTTCGGGAAATGGCAGGGCCTGCCCACGGTCGGGATCTGGAAGACCAGCAGGTCGCCGCGTTGCGGTTGATCGACCCGAACAAAGCCGCAGGCCTCGAAATTCTCTTCGTAATGGCTCGGGCTCTCCGGATCTTCCCACCACAGCTCCTTGCGCTCGAAGTTCGGCAGCGGCAATGACGCCTCACGGGCGTACCAGTCGCGGCAGGCCGACCAGCAGTCGAGCAGGCCATGCGAGAAGTCCCGGCCCAGCAGCGGAGCTTGGAACCCGGTCGGCTTGAACCACTGAACGTCACCGCCGGGCCAGCCCACAATCGCCCAGGGCAGTTCGTGCAGCTCGCAGCTGACCAGATCGGTCATGCTCGGCGTGGCGGCGCGGTCCGGGTGGCTGTGCACGATCGCAAGCACCTCGCCCCGGTCCTCTGCCGCCGCAGCGTCGTGCTTGTCGATCAGGAAGTGCTGCAGCGGGTTGGTGGCCACATTGCCGCACGGCACGTATTCGCGGCCGGCGGCGGTCTTAATCAGCAGCCCGCAGGCCTCGGCCGGGTGAGATTGCTCGGCGTGCGCCCGCATGGCGTCCTGAACCTTTTGATTGATTCGCATGGTTACCCCTTGGCGATCAGGCTTGCGCCCATTGAGCCGCCGAACCGGCGGGTATTGCCGCGCAACTTGCAGCTGCTCCACCAGCCGCCGCAGCGGTCCAGCGCCGGGTTGTCGGTTGGCTCGTTCTTCTTGTCGAAATACGCGGTGCCGGTGTACGCACACGCCTCCTGTCGGTATTGGCCGCGCATGGCCCAGCGGCACAGCTTGGTGATCTGCTGGGACGGCAGCTGCTGGCCTTCCATATCGATAGGGCTGGAAAGCTCGAAACCGACCGACGAAAAGTTCTCTTCGGTCTTCTGCTCGATTTTCCAAAGACTGATGCGGCTCTGATCGGCAGCGTCCGGGTTGCCGCCATCGAAGTTCGCGGCATCAAGGAAGTGTTTGAACGTCTCGATCACCTTGAAGCTCGCACCAGCAAGATCGCGGTACTGAAGGCACAGCGCCGAGACGGCACCGCGAATGCCCGACAGCTCGTTGGCCAAGGTGAGCTTCGGCGTAGCTGGCCGGCCATCGCCGCGAATGTCGAAGCCGCTGGCCTCGATCTGGATCGGGGAATACAGCTGGTCCTGCCAGATAATGTCGCCCTCATGCTCGTGCCCGTGGAAGCGCCAGAGCGTCGCCCCGAGCCGCGTGGCATCCAGTTCGTACAGACGAATCTGGTTGCCGGGCTCCAGTTTCTGGATGTCCGCGCTGTAAATCATGGTCGTTACCTGCGAAAAACCCCGCACTCGGCGGGGTCAAGGTTTGAAGGTTTGCTTGAAGTTTGTGGACAGTGAGTGCAGACCGTTGCCGAGGGTCGCCAGCTTGTAGCCGTTGGCGGTGTACCGGCCCTGCCCGCTGCCCGGCGGCGTCCAGAGGAATGACTTGAAGCCCTCATGCCGGTCCAGAAAGTCCTGAACCTGCTGGAGCTTCTGGCCAACGCCGTAACGCCCGGTCACGGTCACGTCCCATGCCTGCGACTTGGTGTTGATACCGACGCCGCCAGCCTGGGTGTAACCGTCGCCGAAGTCGTTCGACCAGGTGCGTTGCTTCACGTCACCGGAAGCGCCGACCTGTACATCAAAATCGAATGTCTCAGCCATTACGTGCGCTTCCAAAGTAACCCGCCCTGCCCCATTTCACGCTGCAGAACGCTGCGCACCTCTTGAGCCAACGCCTCGCCAGCAGCTCTACCCTGCCGCTTTGCATCCTCATCGCTGACGCCCGGCTGGGCCTGTACGGTAACGGGTGCGTGGATGGTGATCGGGGTGCCGCCGCCCCCGCCAGTACCGGACTTGTCAGCCAGGTACTTGGTCAGGTCACGGTTCTGACTCGGGTTCACGATACGTTCGCCTCCGTCCAGCAACCATGTGCCTTCTTTCGGGATATTGTCGTAGCCGTTGTGGGCCATACCGGCGAGCGCCGATGCGGATACTGCGGCGACCATCGGTGCGGTTGCAGCAGCAGCGGCGAGCGCGGCAGCCGGTGCGGCGGCTGGACCGATCAGGGGAATACCGGCAGTCGATGCATAAGCGTTCAACGAAGCCTGGGCCGATGCCGCTTGCGCGTTGGCGATCAGACCGGACATCCCGGCGGTCTTGGTGCTATTTCCGACAAGCAACTGAACCGCCTGGTAAACGAGCCACTGGGCAGCCATATCAGACAGAGCGTTTATCACCGACTTGGCCATGTTGCCGGCCATGTCCGCGAAGGCATCACCGATGCTCGATGCGCCGGTCGCAATGTCAGAAAACGCATCGCCCAGCCCAGAAGTCATATCGGCCAACGATCCCGACACGAAATCTGCGGCGATGGCTGAGTAGTTTTCGGCCTGCGCAGCGTAGTCTTTCCAGGCATCCTTAACCCCATCCATCCATTTGGCTTGATCTTTATCTGCCTGAACGTAGTAGTCTTTTTGATGCTCAAGCTTCTTGGCATTAGCGTCAGCGAGCAGGGCTAGTTCGTTGTTATAATTCTGCTCAGCGTTTGGTACGTTTTTATCGACGGCGATTTTATATTCTGCATACAACTCCCGACGCTGCTTATTGAAGTCCTGATCGATAGACAGCATTTCTTTAAGTCGCGCCCGGTACTTCTCGCCCTCGCCAGCGCCGGCCAGCTGCTGGGCAAGACCATCCCTAAATGAATTATTACTTTCATCGAGTGTGGCCTTGTATGCATTCAGCTTCTCTGCTTGGTCAGCCGTAATCTTGCGCAACTCGATTTCTTTTTCGAGTAATGCATTGCGCTTGAGATCTGCGGTAATTGACTCCTGCTTTGTGAGCAATGACTGCTGTTCTGCGGTGAGAGTCTTTTTCGACTTAATGTCGGAAAGCTCCTGTTCCCACTTAATCAGTTCACGCGAGGCTGCACCGATCTTTTCAACATCACCACGCTGCGTATCAAGGAGATTCGACTGCTCTTTCAAAACCGCGTATTGCTGTCGGGCCTGATCGAGAACTTTCTGAGCGGCATCTTCCTGATATTTTTTTTCCGCCTTGCCTTTGTTCGGATCAGTTGTTTCGTTGATCTGAGCAATCGCGGCGTTTGCTCGGGCGGTTGGATCTACGCGAGGATCTTTCCCGGCTTTCGGCGTATCAACACCAGGCAGCACCATGCTTCGCCCAGTCACGTCTGTTTGAGCCGGAGGCACAATAAGCATGTTGCGGCCAGTCAGGAAACTGGCGTTTTTGGTGATGTTGGCGGCGGCATCGATGACCCGGCGCATTTCGTCAATCTGCTTGTTCGCGCTTTCTTTGGCGGCTTTGGCAGAATCGTCGTGCGCTAACTTTGTTGCGGCGGCAGCGTCGATTGCTGCTTGCTCAATGCTGTAAAGGCCGATCAACTGCCTTTTCAGGGCCTCCTGCTGGACCTTGTCGTTATCCTTTACTGCCTCCTTGTACTTTTCCAGCACATCCTGTTGCTGCGATATGACCTTGGCTTGCTCGCGCTGCTGGGTTGTCAGCTTCATCTGATCAGCGGCGTACGCGGCTTGAGCTTCTGCGTTTGCACCGAATAAATTACGGGTCTCAATCAGTTTCGCAATGTACTTTTCAAAGTCAGCAATCTGCCCCTTGGTCTGGCCGCCTGCTTGCGCTTGCGCAGCGGCCAAACCCGTAGCGCTGGCGGCAGCTGCGCGCATCGAGGCGTCTACACCTTCGATTTTGGTTTTGTAGGCAGAAGCCTCTTTCGTGTTTTCGGAGTAGGACGCAGACATTTCGGTCAGCTGTCGAATCAGCTCCGGTGAAAACCCAGCGGTATCTTTTGACCATTGAGTAACGCTATCAAGCGACCGGGCACCATCTTTGACCTCGGCCAGCATGCGGTTAAATTCTTTCTGACTCTCGACCCTGTCGCCAATCATAGTGCCCAGGAATTGGCGAGTCCTGATCGTGTAATTTTCCAAATCGCTGGCGGCGTTGTTTAAAGCCTCTTTCTGAGCTTTTTGCCACGTGTCGACCTGGTAGCGCTGCTGCTCAGCACTCAGTTCCTTGTACTTCTGGATCGACTGATCCAGCGTCAGATTATGATCAATGAGGGATTTGCTCGCCTTGTCAGCGGCTCCACCGAAGTCAATGAATGACGCAGCGACCAGCGCGGTCATCGCGATCATTCCGACCGGGCCAGTAAGCAATCCCATAAGCGCGCCACCCGCAGTCGAAACGGCGGCAATTGACTTGTTCGTTACGGTTGCCGCAGCGGCGGCGCGCTCTGACGCCTTTACTGCTGCATTGGCGGCCAGCGTCGTTTCAGCATATCCGGCGGCGGCGGCACTTCTGGCTGCGTAAGCGGCCTGAATATCGACCGATGCGGCTGCCGTTGTGGCTGCCAGTCCGGCCTCGGCCGCCTGGATATTCTTGATGATTGCGACCTCATCAAGTCGAGCGAGCGCCATCCGATTGCGGGCAGCTGCTCGGCCTTGCTCAGATATCTGATTTGCTAGACGTGTCGCTTCCTGTTCTCGCTCTGCCGCCAGAGTGATCTGGACAGCTTTGAGGTTGTTGATCTCCGACTGCTGACGAAGCCGATCAGACGCGACCTTTTGCTCAGCAGATAGAATTTCCAGATTTGCACGCTGAAGCATTACTTTGGCATCGGCCTGCTTCGCTTGCATCGACGCAAGAGTCTGCCTCGTGGTCGCCGCTTCAGCCTCTACACTTTTCCAGTTCGCCGCGGCACCGTAGGTGAGCGCCGCCGCTTGCTGGATCGAGGCCTTCGTAGCCATCACGAAGCCGGCAGCGCCCTGCGCAGTGGCCACAGCCAGACGCGCACCGATGATGTACGCCAGCGTTTCGGCTGCGCTTGAAACCTGCTCGAAGGTCTTCGATGTGGCCCCGAAGTCCTTCGTCAGCCCATCAATGGACTGCGATACCTTGACGATGTTGGCTGAGATCGCAGCACTGACACCGCTTGCCTGATCCATCCTGCCGATAAATTGGGTCAGGGAGTTGCTTGTGGCGGTGAGGCTATTGCCGATCGTCACGGCGGTTTTGCCGAACAAGTCCGCGACAGCTTTTTCCTGCGCCTGCAATGCCTTGACGACCGAGTCAGCAGTAAGCAAGCCCGCCGCGCCAAGCGCACGCAGCTCGCCAACGGTCTTGCCCATACCAGCTGCAATAGCCTGGGCCAGCGCCGGTGCCTGCTCCATCACACTGTTCAGCTCTTCGCCGCGCAGCACGCCGGATGCGAATGCCTGACCCAACTGGATCAACGCTGCGTTCGCAGAATCCGCAGACGCACCGGAAATAGCCAGCGTCTTGCTGATGGTACCCACCACCCCCGCCACGCCCTCACCTGTAAGCTTGAGTTCTTTCTGGTTGGTCGCAATGCGCTGGTACAGCTCAGCGGTGGCGCTCAAAGGCTGGTAGGCGCTCTGGGCAATAGAGAAAACAGCATTCTGCGCGGTAGCGAGTTCGGCAGAGCTCTCTGTGACAAGCTTCAAGCGGCTGGTCAGGGATGTGTAGGCTTCCGATGCCTTGTAAATCGCGCTCAAGCTGAACGCGGACGCCAGCGGCCCTGCCAAGCTTGAAGCCATGTTCGATAGGGACAGCATCTGCCCCTGCATCGCGCTTACCCTGGCGGAAGCAGCATCAGCAGCCGCACCGGTCCGGGTAACAGACTGGGATGCACGATCCATGTTTTGCTGGAATCCGCCAATCCGCGCAATCAGGTCAAGCGTCAAAGTGCCGAGCGATCTTGACGCCATTTACTTTTCTCCAGACAAGAAAAAACCCGCCGAAGCGGGTCTCTTTATAAATTCATGGATCAGCGATAGGGGCTGGCCATGTCAGTTGTGGTGTAACTCACGACTTTGCCGTTTTCGTCCAAAATAACGCTAAGCCCCTGATTTTTGTAGCTTGATCCTGCAAAACCAACCTTTGCATGACCCCAAGACATAACCTGAGTCCCATCAGAGTTGCGAGCGGTAGCCAGGGGCTGCCCAAAGGAGCTCAATAACTGGGCCTTTGTAGTCTCACCTTTTTTTATCTGAGCGAGCTGACTATCAGTTATTGGGTTTCCGTACTGAGTTGTACAGGCGCATAGAACAAGCGATGCCAGAATGATCGATAGAGTTCTCAAGGGGTTCCCTCCTCATAAAATCAAACTCTATCACGCTAGCCCCATTCCTTCATGGCCTGTGCCAGGGTGATCGCCGGACGCTCTGCATGTGGCATGAAGTCGTAAAGATCAGCCTCACCCCCGTTCGCCCGATTCACCTGCAATGCAACCAAGGCGCCGGACAGCTCAATCCGGCGCATCGGGTTGAGCGAACCATGCTTATCCCTGTACGCCGACCAGGCCAACACCTCTGAATAGGTGATGTTGGCCTTTGCTTCGGCAATGGTTCGCCCGCCGATGCCGTTGAGCACCAGCTCATGCATCAGCTCATCGGCAGGGGTCAGCTCTTTACCGGGTTGTTGACCTCGTTCACCGCGCCCATCAGAACGAAGCCCAGTCCGGGATCAAGGTTCACGGCGTCACTGAATGGCAGCTCTTCCGTGCCCTCGTCGCCGAGCATGATGCTGAGCGACAAATAACGGGCGTTTTTGGATGTTTCCGCTTCACCGCCGGAGAACATGCCTTCCATGTTGCCGAAAGTATGGCGGCGCACGTGAACCTTGAATTTTTCAGTGACTTCCTTGCCCTTGGCGTCGAGGTGCTTCCACTCAACTTCCTTTTTCACAAGGATGTCAGCGACCACACCGCCTTTTTTCTTGAGTTCTGCCAGATTCATGATTTTTCCTTACGCTGCCGGAGCAGCGCCTTTGCGGACCCAGACAGAACCGCCGGAGCGCTGGATGGTGCCGGCGGTTTTGACGACGGAGTTGGCACCGAAGTCGAACGGGAAGTCAGAGACGTAGCCGTCGATCAGGAACCAGGTGCGATCGTTCGGCAGCTCGAAATCGTCGCCGGCAGCATTGATGGTTGGCTTGCTTTTACCGTCGGCCCAGCCCAGAGCCCACGCGGTACTCTCGATATCGTCGTTTTCCGACAGGTCGTAGACACGGACATGCGAAAGATTGCGGGGATCAGCATCCACGGCAAAGGTGGCCTGTCCGGGAGTGCGCATGCCGCGCAGGTATTCCCGGCTTTTCTTGCTGAGGCACGACACCTCGATCTGGTCCGCCGGGTTGCCGCCTGGGTTGAATGCAGTGATGCACTCAACTTCCACTACTTCCAGCTTCGTTGGGTCTGCGATGGTTGGCATCAGCCCAAACAGCTGTGTGCCTTGAGTCAAAATCGCCATGATTTTCTCCAAATGACGGGCATAAAAAAACCCGCACAAGGCGGGCTATGGTTTTTCAAACAGGGTTTACCGGTGAACCATCCAGTCCACGTCGAAGCTGCTGCGGTAGGACTTCGTTACTGGGTCGCGTGACTCTGCGCCCCAACGGGTGATGTAAGCGGTCAGCTCAATGGCATCCCGTATGGCTTCCGTCACTGCGCGGGCGGATGACCCCGAATCGCCGTAGACATCAACCTGCAGCGCGTAGCCGTCCACAGTGGGCCGGCCAGAAAGGTAGTTTTCAGGGTTGCCGCCGATGACCTGCCAGACCGCATAGGGCTTGGCCACACCTTCGGGGGCCTCGCCAAACGGATAAAGCCTGGTTGGTGACGACCCCAGCAGCGCCTGCACCGCCGGATCGGCAGCACACACAGCAAAGATCGGCGCGGCCATCAGATACCACCCAGAGCGGCGTCGATCTCTTTCATCAGCTCGCTGGCAAACTTGTCTGTGACGTTCTGAACGTTCGACTGGAAGGCCGGACGCATGAAAGGCGCTGCCGGTGTGTGCTCGGTGCCGAACTCGATGTAACGCCAGTGGCGTGTGTCGCCGCCGGGATTGCCCGCCGCTTCCTTGCTGTGCTGATTACTGCCAGCACCACCGCGAACGCCCACACGCATGACCACGCCGCCTTCCTGCCTGGATCGTTTCGCGGATTCCTGCGTGGCGATGTTCTTCCAGACCTTTTCGACCGTCTTCGGGTCGTCCAGCGCTTTGGCATTCGCCTTGGCGGCATCACGCACGATGTTCATTGCGCGACGGGCAGCCTTACGAAGCCCCGAACGCTGCAACTTCACGGGCAGGGTCTTCATCTTCTGCACAACGCCGTCCAAGCCCCGCATGTCGACACTTGTTTGGCTAGCCATTGAGCACCCCCTTTGAAACAAGAATGGTCAGATACTCCAGACCTGAAACCGGGTCAGGCATCGGCGGGCCGTTGATGGCATACACCTCGCCCCGGAACAGAATCCGCATGGTCGGCAGCACACCGGCCCGGTATCGAATGACGATGCGGGCCGAGGCATCCGACTGGGCAGCCTGGGCCGCAATCAGGTCGCGACTGCTGAGCGGTTCAACCGACGCCGGCACTTTGTCCCAGATCGTGATCCATCCCGTGGTTTCTTCACCGGTTACCGGGTTTTGCCCTGCGCCCATCGACTGGAACGCGATCCGGTGCCTCAGTTTTCCAGCGTTCATCAGAACCTCTTTCTGTACCAGAGCAGCCTGCCGACGGCCAGTGGCACCTCGGCCAGGCCGGTGGCCACTGCTTCGCGGTTTGCGAACCAATGGCCAACCAGCAGCAAAACCGCCTGCCGAATGTCTTTGGTGAACCCCATCTGCTCAGGAAGCACAGGGTCACCCTCCACCAGCACCCGGTCACAGTGCTGCTCGACGTGCGCCAGCGCGGCATCGACATACCCCTGAATCAGAACGTCCTCTTCATCGTGATCAACACGCAGGTGCGCTTTCACCAGGGATAGTTCGATCATTTACTTGATCTCGTCCGGCCTGGCCTGCTTGTTTGTCTTCGGAGCGGCTTTGCCGTCAACCTCGACGGCCAGGCCCTTGCCAATCAGCGTGTGACCGTATTCATCGCTCACGTCGAACTCTTCGCCGGCGCGAGCCTGACCACTTCCGTTTTGCAACTCTTCGTGGATGCCCTTGAAGCCCCACAACGCTCGAGTTTTCATTTTCTTTTCCCATAAAAAAAGGGCCGTCAGGCCCTTGCGAAGAAGGTGGTGCTTGTTAAGCCGCGAAACGACCTTTGACGAAGGCGTATGGGCGGCGAACAGCCAGGCCCAGACGCTCTTCAACCAGCACAACGCGTTGGTTGCGCACGAAGTCGTCGTTGATCATGCCGATCTTCACGGTGAACGCCATGCGGTCATAGATGCGCGCGCCCTGGGCGAACGAGCCAGTCAGGAACTCGCCACCAGTGGTGTCGCCATCGCCTTCGTCCATGCTGTCCGAAGCAACCACCGGGCGACCCCAGAGGATAGGGGTAACCAGACCTTGCAGGTTGGCAAACAGGTAGCGGTTATCCGCATCCTTCTGCAGCTCGATGTTCATCCAGTCGAGGTCACTCATGACCACCGCATCTGCGGCGCGCTTGGACTGCTTGCGGACCTGGTAAATCGCGCGGCGCACGGTGTCGATAGCGGTGTCGCCAAGCTTGGACAGAGCAGCGTCAAATGCTCTCGCTTGGGTCATGACGCCGTTGAGGTTGTTGCCTTGACCATCGCCCTTGAGGATTTGGCCCTCCTCTTCAAGCTTCAAGTCGTAGCGCAGCAGCTCCTGAATGTAGGAGTACAGCTGCGGCACGTCGTCCAGCGCCTCATCGGTGATCGGCATCCAAACCGCCATCTTCTTGATGGTGTCCTCCTTCTTGGTGAAGGTGACGTTGCTGGTGGGTTTCACGCCGCCTTCAGCAACCATCGCTGCGCCGCGTGTGTGGACGTCCTCGACGAAATAGCTGTAGGAATTACCGTCGACCGGCGTGCTCGGGATCAGGTCGCGAATCAGCAGGTTCTGGCGCGGCACGTCTTGAATGATCGGGTCGTACTGAGGGACCACCAGGCCGGAGCTGGTGACTTTCATTTCAGTCATCGACGCCATGTCGGACTTGGTGATCTCGATCTCAGCCTTGTCCTGCTTGCGCGAGGTCATGGCCTTGAAATCGTCGTTGCCTTTGACGAAGTCGATGAAGCCTTTCTTGTCGCCACCCTGGCCACGTAGCTTGATGCCCTTCTCTTCGAGAATTTGCACCTGCTCGATGATGCGCTCCAGCTCACCTTTCTGGTTTTCGATCTGCTTTTTCAGATCTCCTGCCACAGCGTTGCCTTTTTCCAGCTCGCCAGAAACGGCGTCGTACTTCACTTGCAGGGTGCCGAAACCTTCTTTGAGTTGCTTTTCGAGGGATTCGCGAATTTCTTTTACGTCAGCGGTCATGGCTGAACTCCAAATTGGGTATTGAACAGTTGGGAGATTGCTTTCAGCTCATCCACGATCACCGTGTCCGCAGCACCACCATCACGGTGGACGGCGGTATAGCCGAGCGAGGCGACCGCAGCCGCCTCTTTTTGCGAAAGACCCATGCGTTCGCGCAGGGCCTTTTCAAAAAGTCTGATATCCGACTTCACGTCGGTAATGGTCGCCTCGGGGTTCATGCCGAACGGGACGATTGAGGCTTCCCACAGCTCAGCCTCCTTGATGATGCGAATCTTGCGGCCTGCACGCTCTTCGTAACTCGACAGCAGCGTGTTGAAGCCAATGGACATGCTGTCCAGCGTGCCCTCCTTCATCAGCTCGTAGGCATCACGGGCATAGCTGACGGCAAGGTTGATCCTGCCTTTCAGGAACAGGCCGTGGGCGTCCTGAGTGAACTCGGCGGACCCCACCAGGCGAGTCAGATCGTGAAACAGCGCCAGCTTCAAGCGCCCGCCGCGCGTTGCCTTCACCTTTGTGAAAGCGCCCGGCAGAATCACGTCATCGCCCAAGTCCACGTTGTTGAACACCGAGGCATAACCTTCAAAGTTACCGGCGTCATCAACAGCCTTTACCTCAAAGGGAACTTCAATTTTTGTCAGCATTGGTCTGCATCTCCCATCGGGTGACCTGGTTGTATTGATCGCCCGGTAGCGGGGGCAGATTTTCTTTTTCGCGGACTTCGTTGATCGCCATCCAGCCAGAACCGCCGGAGCCACCAAGGGCCGCCGTGTAGTAAGCCGATCTACCGGCGCTGTCAGCGCGCAGCAGGCCTTCCACAATGAACTCGACAAAGCGAGTCGTTCTTGCGAACAACTTGTCGTTGATTTCGTCCTCGATGGCGTCGAGGTATGGTTTAAGACCGAATGTCACAAACCCACTGGTTTGCTGCTCCAGATTTGAGCCCATGATTGAGGTTTTACCGGCCCGGTTGGCCAGGTAAAGCGGAACTCCCCAAACGCCCGCCAGCGCCTCTTCCTGAAACTGCTGCGACTCGATGAATTGGCTGTCCTTCTGGCTCAAGCCGGCCGGGATGATCTTGGGATTGCCCTGCAAAATCGCCATTTTGCCGATGTCGGCGGCGTCACCTTTACGCACGTCCGGGAATTTCTCCATGACCTGCGCCTGCTGTTCCTTGGTCAGGAACTGCTCGTAGATCACGTAGCCGCCAGTGAAGCCTCCCTTGCGCATGAAGTGCGCCGACCAGTCCTGCGCAGCCTTGGCCAACCCCATCGTTTCGGCTTGATACTCGATAGGCGAAAGCCCAACGATCCCGTCAATACTGAACAGCTTGAAATGCAGCATATTGTCGGGCGACACCGGAAAGCGCTCGCCAGCCAGAGTGACGAAATAGATCAGGTCGCCGTCCGTGTTGACCTCAACCGAATCGAAAGGCACCGGCAGAAACGCAATGGGATCACCGTTCGGGGCGCGCTCGATCAGGTTGTAGCTGTTCCCTCTCAGGGCCATGTTGACGACGGCCGCTTTCAAGAAATTGAGGCGCGTCATGTAGGGGTTGGGCTTACGCAGCACCCTTGCCGCTCGATCTTTGTACGGAACCAGCACACGCTTGCCGTTCTGGTCGTCATAAAGCTTGAGCGGTAGCCCGGAAACCGATTCGCACAGAATCTTCACGCAAGACCAGACAATGCCGATGCTCAGCGCGTTTTTGGACGTGATTCGCACACCAGCCTTGGTGCGCTTGCCACCTATCTCGAGATCGACTTCGACGTAGTCGCCCGTAAGCGGATCTGTGTAGCCAAAGAACCGCCACGTCAGTGGGTTGTACCAACGAAATGACATAGTCAGCCTACAAGTCCGAAGAAACCGTTATTTAGGTAGTCATCCATCCCGCCTTTGCTTTCCGGGTTGAGAGACATGAGCGAAATTGCGTTGAATGAGGCCATCAATGGGTCAATTTTTCCGCCACCTGACGCCTGTTTGGTGATCAAAATGGCGTTACCGCGAGGCTCGACACGGGCGTTACCGCAACACCAGGCCATCATTGGTTGGCCGCCGTGGATCAAAACGCCCTCGGCCAGCTTGCGTTCCGCCGTTTTAATGGCTCCGCCGAGCTTCCAGCCTTGCGAAATACCGATGATTTTCTCTTGCGGAACACCGGCAGACATCAGCGCGTCGATGATTCCGCCAACGCCAGCCGGGTCCACACCGACTTGATCCAGCAGGCCGCGCTTTTCTACCTGGCCCGCCAGCTCTGCCAGCTCATCAAGGTCATCGCCAATGCGCTGCACCAGGATAAGGTCGCCGTCTTGTGCGAAGTCACGGAAGCGAGGCGCTTCCGCTTTCCTTCGATCCAGCACAGAGGGATGAGCCCAGGCACGAGTCCAGAGCAACCACTGCCGAGTGACCTTGTCCCTGCCGACCGCTGCGAAGCCCAGTAAGTCATCAAGGCCGCCGCCATCAATGCCCAAATCGATGACTTCACAGCGATCAAGCAGCTGTTCAAATGTCAGTCCAGGCACCAGCGCCTGAACTTCCCAGAAGTCGGTGCCCGCCCAGCGGTTGGAAAGCAGCGAAAGACCGATCTCGACGTTCAGGTGCTTGGCCAGAAAGCCCCGGAACGACTCTTCACCGTCGACCTGCGCCTGCGCATAGCCGCGCTCAATGAACGGCTCGTCCACCGAAAGCCCGAGGTTCGGGTTTGTAACGTAGGCGTTGGACGCCTCGCGATGCGCGCCAGCGTCCAGCATGTGTTTCGGAAACTCGTAGAGCACCGGCAGAAACGACTTGTCGATGATCGTGCCGTCGCGCACCTGGCGGGCATACAGCAACTTCTGACGGAAAACACCAGCTGGTGGCGCATCTGACTGGGTCGTTGCCCAGATAATGAAGCCTTCCGGGCGTGACGCCAGACCACCCGTGGCCTCACGCAGCATCGCTTCGGCATTCGCTCGCTTGCCGAACACCCACAATTCGTCGATAAAAACGCCGATCGCCTTCTTGCCGGAGACCGTTTCGCTGTCTGCCGCCACGACCTTCAACGTTGCGCCGGTCTCGAGGTGAGTCACGGTGCGCAAATGGTCCTGCACTTTCAGCAGCGCGGACAGCTCTTCGTCAGCCTTCACCATGTCCCGGATCGGGTTATAAGAGTTGTCCGCAATTTCCTTGGTCGGAGCCAAGATGATGAACTCACCCGACTGACGCCAGTTCAACACTAGCGCCGTCAGCATGATCCCTGCGGCGATGGTCGATTTGCCGTTTTTCTTGCTGATCAGCAGCATGAACTCGCTGATCATCCGCCGTCCGGTGTCAGGGTCGTAGGCCCCGAAGATGGCAGCGACGAAATCGTTTACCCATTGCCGAACGGTTTCGCTCATCAGAGGGCTGCCGGTGGCATCCATCATGCGCAGCGCGCCGAACACATCCAGCGCCTCTTCGGCCTGCTCAGGAAACAGAGGCTTGAAGGGGATCAGGCTTTGCTTGGCAACGATCCTGGTTTCCCAATCCGGGCAGGCCGTTGACCACTCATTCATTTCACCACCGACAGCGGGCCTTTACGCACACCGAACTTGCCATTAGCCGCACCGGCGGCTTTTTCTTTGGCCTGTTCTTTCTTGCCGCCCTCGCCTCTGCGCTGATGAACGAATGGCATCAGAGCCTTTGCAGCATCGACCCGCAATTTCGGTTCCTGCCCGAAGTCGTTCATCGTCGCCATCAGGAAATCTTTCGGGTCGGTAAACGAGAGCGCTTTGGCCAGATCGAAACTCGGTTCCTGCGGCTCGACTGAATCGGCTGACGTGGTTTCGGGCGCAGGAACGGGCGTTTGGCCTTTAACATTTTTGTTAACGGGCTTGGCACCCAGCGCAGCCATTACATTCGGGTGTTTTGCCAGCCTTGACCCAGCCGCCGATGCGCTGTCAGCCGCGTAGCCTGCGGCGATGGCTGCATTTTTGTTGGACGCACCTCCCCTAACAGCGTCGACAAAAGCCCGCTGCTTGGGTGTTAAAGCCATTAACAAAAATCCTGTGAAAGGGAAAAAATCTGCGCGTGAGAGGGTGAGTGGTCTGGGACGCGGAGAGATCGTATATTTTTACCCCCCCCGGCACGTCAGTGGCGTGCCGCACCATAACAGTGCTTGTAGCACGCCACTACCGCACAAGCAGCCCTTGCCGGTTGTAGCACGTCAGTAGCACACAACTAGACGCATGGCTTGTAGCACGCCAGTGCCACCATCAGCGCAGCCCTTGTGCCTCCTCTGCCTGCTTGACAGATGAGTGGCAAGGGCCACACAGGGACATCCAGTTAGAACGGTCCCAGAACAGCGTCATATCGCCTCTGTGCGGTATCACGTGATCGACTGTGTTAGCAGCTGTCACCCTGCCGTTCCTGTCGCAGTAGACACACAGAGGGTTGGCATCGAGGTGAACCAAGCGAGCTTTCTGCCACTTGGAGTCGTAGCCACGCTGGGCGGCTGTGGTCTTGCCTGCTCGCCATGAATCAGGGTTGATTGTCTGCAGCCTGGCCGGCAGCAGTTGCACCCTGTTCTTGAGCGTCGTCAGCTTGACCATCAGCTGCACCCGAGGATCGGCGTACCGTCCATGTAAGTGGTGAGTTCAGCTTCTTGGTCGTCCTGCTCACTGTCTGCAAGCGCTTCAATCAGCGTCACCTGCTGCTCTGCCATCCGGTGTAGCAGATCGGTCTGGATCTGTAACAGCTCGGTCTGCTTCACCTGCTCGGCCAGGATCTGGCTGAGCAAGGAGTTGCTGTGCTCGTTCATATGCCACCTTCGTCCACTTCTTGATCCAGTCGCGCCGCGCTTCGCAGCTACTACACGCCACGAGGTATGACCCGCTCGCCGCCCTCAAGAAGGAACGTGCCGCCCGAAGGAACATTGGCACAGCCTTCAGTCGCCAAGCTCCCGCCGGATACGTACTGACGTTCCTCGTCAGCCAGCGCGGTGACTTCTACAGTGACGGTGGGCACTTCGCGGGGGTATACCTCAATGCTCGCCTTCCAAAGGCCGCCAGCGTCTGCACGCAGGGTGACGCTGGTTACACCGCTCAGCTCACTGCCGTCAGACAGGATGATCTTTGTGCCTCTGGCCAAATGTGGGCTTCCAGGGTGTGACTGAGGGCCAGGGATAATCGTGGCCACCTTCAGTGTCTTGGTGTCAGTCATGCGTTACTCCACTGTGCAGCGAGGTCAGATCGACCGGGCAAAGGAAAGCGCCCCTGTGTGATCAAGGGCGCCACGAAATGGCAGTGCCTGAATTTGTGGCGCGTCAGGCCAGCGAATAGAACAGGAAGCCGGCGGCCACAAGGAATGCCAAGCCGAGGTAGCCCAGGGCGGATACCGCTTTCGATGAATTGGTTTTAGATCCCATAACTACTGCCTCGGTGCTCGCCATCTATGGCGGGTGAATGAATTGAGGTTGTCTACTTGCTCTGGCTGCGCAGGATCTGTGCGTCAACCTGGTCAGCGCACGTATCCAGCAGTTTGATGGCCTGATCTTTCAGCTCCCATACATCACCGTTCAGCCGCAGATCGGCCTCATCAGCGTTGATGCGTTCGCAGGGGATCAGCTCAGGGGGTTCGATTCGTACCGCTGACGTCTTTGTTACCAGCACCGGCTTTGCCGCGCAGGCCGTCAGGCAGAGGCTGAGCAGCCCAGTCACGAACAGGCTTGCTATCTGTCTTGAGCTTTTCAAAGTCTTTCCTCGCCTTTTTGGCTTTGTCTTCGCTGGCCTTGATTCGCTGGTTCAGGTCTTTCTGATATGCAGCGTTGCGCTGGGCCTCGGCCCGCAGCGTGGTGATGGTGGCCTGGCTCTCGTTGTTGGCAGCGATGGCTTCGTTCTTGCTCTTGGTCTCCAGTTGCATGGCGCCACTGAGGGCAACGACGCGGTACTGCTGGATACCAACGAGCAAGAGGCCAACAAGGCCGATGATGATTGCAGCGGCGATAGCCTTCATGTGATGTCTACCTTGCGGCCGATGAACCGTGTCACCAGTTCGCGTATGGCTGTTACGCCAAGAAAGCCGATGGTTCCACCGGCAGCAACTGACAGGCTGGGCGGCCAGGCCATCCACTCGATCAAGCTCGACGCAACCAGGCTCAACGCACCACAGATCAACGCTTCAAAGCAGATCCGGCGTTTGCTGGTCTCTTTGGCGTCGTAGAGGATTCGCAGTAGTGAGACGATGACGGCCATGATCGCGCCCTGCCATAGTGGATTAGAAAGGGCCATCCAGAGCTTGGCCCAGGTGTCTGGCTTGTCGGGCATAGTGCGCATCCGGTCTTGGCCCTTTCGGGGTCTATAAACGAAAAAAGGCCCGCCGATATGGCGAGCCTTGAAGTGGGTGCAGATGGCCGGTGCTGATCTCCGGCTTGGACTCTCTCGTTCTATTTCAGCGGGCCTAGTGGGTCCGAGCGCCGCAATCTTCGCATCAGCCTGCGAATTCATCTGCATAAAGCAAAAAACCCAGCACTTGGCTGGGCTTTATCATCAGGGGTGCCGCGCTGGAACAGCTGAACACCGTGCCATGAAAACAGAGCTATTCCATATGGACAACTCTTTTTTACGCTGCCGAGCGAACACCCTCCAAATAGCAGTCCACCCAGGCAGCACCAGCCTTGATCAACTCGCGCGCCTTGCCCTCGCTCATTGCGAAGTGGCGACCGACCCGGATCGCTGGCCACTTGGCACCGTAATAGAACCAGACCATGTCGCCCATCTGCTGATGACGAGCGCACAGACCAGCAACGGCTGCGTCAACAAGGCCCGCAAGCTCGTCGGTGATCACATACGACTTACCTGGCATCGGCATGGCATCCCGCATCAGGGCGAGCGTGGGCGAGGCATAGCTGGGCACACCCATTCCATCCATCCGCCAGTATCCCCACTGCTCGAGCATGTTTTCAGTTTCACCCAGTGGGCGGTGCAGCGTGTTGCGAGTCATCATGGTTAATCCCCCGATTCAGTATTTATTGCTCTGCGACCTGCCCGAGCAAGCACGATGTTTTGGCATGCGTGAATAGCCCTGCAAAACTCATCACGCTCCATTGAATGCTCGGCAGGCAGCTTCAAGTATTCGTTCCACACGCCGCCGAGAAGGCCTGCAATGAACGCTTCGCGGTCAGTCAGTACGATCGGCATGGTCAATCCCCTGTGTAATTCGATCCACCGGCACCGCGGCGGTTGTTCTGTTGGTAAATGGCGGCAGGTCCAGTCATCTGGGCCGGGCGCTTCAGTTGTTCGATCTGTCGGTCAGCGGCCTGCAGGCGCATGCTCAGCTGCGTCACCAACACTTCCAGCGGCAGCGCCTGACCTGTCTCAGCGGCAACCCAGCCCGAGGCGTCGCACTGCGCGCATGCCAGGTCATGGAAAACACCCTTGATCACAGCTCGGCCTCGGCAGGCAGGGCACTGGGACAAGTCCAGTTGGGCAGCACGGAAGGCTGGGCCGTGACTCTTCTTCATGGTGTTCACTCGATCCATTCGCCACGTCCCCAGCTCAAAGGGTTGAACCACCGCCCGGCAGGCACCCAGATCACTACCGTGTCCCGCCAGCCCTGTCTTTTGCCGCAATGCCCGCAGAGTTTCAGGTTCTCAAATGAGTTGTAGAAGTCTGCCCGGTGACGGTCGATGTGGCTGATCGCATTGCAGGATTTGCAGGCAAGCGCATGATGAAATGCCATTTTTAAACCTCGCCTATGGTTGATTCTTGAATAGGGTCACAGCCCTTATGCTCCGTGGTTTGTAGCCCGTTACCGAAATCTCCCGATCTAAAGCCGGTCAATGTCTGAATCAGGTTCATGCCCTTTGAATCTAGATGCGCATGCCACTTCTCAAGGGCATCACGCTTGCGGCTCATCACGTCCGACTGGATGTACACCTTCACGTTGTGGCCCATCGCGTGGTTGATCAGCAGTTCACCGATCAGGTGGTCAATGCCGATATCTGCCCAGCCAGTGCGCGCGACCTTGCGCAGGTCGTGACTGGTCCACTCGCCCTGCCCCAGCCGGGTAAACACGGCGCTGGCCTGGCCTTCACTGAGCGCCTTGCCGCTGCGTGACGGAAAGAGAAACTGGCCGCTGTAGCCGGTTGCCCATTGGATGTCTCGGTAGCTGATCAGCAGGCTGCGCACCTGGTCTGTCAGCGGCAGGTGATGCTCGACACCGGTCTTCGTGTTCTCGGCAGGTATGAACCATTCACGCTCTGCCAGACTGATATGCGACCAGCGCGCTTGCCGCGTCTCGCCGATGCGGGTGCCGTGGCAAAGCATCATGAGCGCCAGCAGGCCATCGGCCGGTTCGTCCTCGAGCACGGTCAGCAGGCGCGCGATCAGGTCCTGCAACTGGGTGCCGCGCAGCCGGGAAGGCTTGATACCCACCTTGGCTTTCGAGAAGTCGCTGAACTTGATGTCCTTCATCGGGTTGGCCGCGATCAACCGGAGTTTGAAGGCCTGCCGGAACGCCAAGGCCAGTAGCTGGAACGCCGAGCGCACGTAGTCGATGCCGATGGTTTCCTGCGCTGGCCACATGAATTGGTCGTCTAGGCTGGCCTTGTCGATACCGGTCAGCGGCAGGTCGCCCAGACGGGGCTTGAGGTGGCATTTGATCAGCGACGCGCCGGTCTTCTTGCGCTTCTCGGACAGGCTGCGGTCACGTGCCATGCGGTCTGCGTACCAGTCCAGCAGCTCACCCGTCGTGACCCACTTCGACAGGTTCGAACCGGCACCGGCATCGAGGCGCAAGCGGATGGCAGGCAGTCCCGCAACGACCTGCTTGGCCGAAAGATCGGGAAAGCTGCCGACGAGGTTCCATTTGCCCTTGCTGACCAAGTACCACGACGCCCGCGCACGGTCCCGGGTGAAGCGCAGGTACAGGCCACGATTCTCCACGTCGCGCAGGTCACGCTCGGTGCCGGCGGCCTGGCGCTTGATTTCAGCATCGGTGATGCGCACGGCGGCGGTCATGCTGGCTGCGCCTCCTTGGCCTTCTGCTGCTCTGGGATGAGGTCGTCGCGCAACGGCATCAGGTGTCGCGGCTCGTGAATGCCGAAGCCAAGGTCCACAACCTCGCCCTCAACCACCGCAACCAATCCGTCACCCACCAGCGTCCAGGACGGGACATCGTCATGGCGATAAACCTCGCCGTTCGGGGCCACGTAAACGTCACCGCTTGTAACGAATTCGCGCAGCTCACACTGCTTGCCGATGTTTTGGGTCAGCGAGTTGGCACCAACGATGATCGCCAGATCGCCCGACTTGAATTGATTGCTCATGCGGCCACCACAGTCTTGGGAAGTCGGAGGTATGCGCGGATTTGCTCCATCGCGTCGAAGTGACCACGGCAGATGATCGCTAGATAGCCTTGCTCGCCGAGTTGGCGTATCCACTCGTACTGGCTGCCCGATACAGCGGCGTCGTGCGGCGGCGTGGCCTTGAATTCGATGTACAGGCCGAAGTACCCGCCGCGTGCCATCGGCAGCACCAGATCGGGAACACCGGCGCGCACACCCTGCTCTTTCAGCTTGATCGCAACCAGCTTGTGACGGTGGCCACCGTTGGGAACGTGATAGATCAGCGCCGCGACCAAGGGCATACGCAGCTTGAGCTCGCGCAGCAGCGCGGCCTGCTCCAGGCCTTCACGGTCGACGGACTTGGCGCGTGTGCGCTTCGGTTTGAACAACGTCATTTCGGCGGGCTTCATGGCTTCACCATCCCTTCACGAATCAGCGCGTCCTGGGTGCGCATGACTCCCTCGGCGTGGAACAGGCGGACCTCTTCACGGCTCAGCACCGCCGGAGCGCGCAGGCGGCCATCGGCGATGTCGTGGCAGTAAGCACACGCCCAGGCGGCCTGCAGGTCGTTTGGCTTGATGCCCATTCCGCAAGTACCAGCCAATCGGTAATGGGCGAGCACGGTGGTCGAGGATTCGCTCGAGCATCCCGGGTAACGGATCTGGCATTCACGGTCACGCGCTGCGTTGGTGAGTTTGCTCATCGTGGACCTCCACCGCGTTTGGCGCGCAGTTCTGCCAACGCGAAGTTGCCAACTTCCGGCGCACTTTTCGATGAATCCTCCGAAATTTCTGCTAGAGGGATGGGGCCCAGGTCTTCGCCACGCCATACGCGGCAAGCCTGAACCTGATAGCGCTTTCCAAAGCTGGCCAGCCCCAGTTCACGGCTGAGTAACGGAAGACTGTGAAAACCGGCGGCGGCAGTCGCGTGGTACACGGCTGGGTGAAACCATTTCTCTCGGCCGCGCATAGCTGGGTGGCAGTTGCGCATGGCCTGCTCGTAAGCTGTTTCCACGGGCGGCAGGCCAACCATTTCAGGCGTCGGCATGCACATGCCAATGAACTTGCCAGGACTCGGGATAAAATCAGTTTCTTCGGCGCGGCAGCGGGCCAGACCCATATCGATCTGCTCTTGCGTACAGACTCCGCCCTCGAAAAGAGCGCGGACCCAAACTGCCTTGGCAGCCTGGTAGGCTGCTTTGTCGGGCCAGGCCTGCCGCCAAGCTGTGCGAATGGTGCGCAGCTCCCGAAAAAGTTCGTTGATGATCTGGCCGACCGCCTCAGATTGGGCCTGGTGGGCCGACTCGATGTCGGAATCAGTCGAAACCCGAGCTCTAACAACGGATACCGCCGATTGGGCAATGCTCGATACAGCCCTCATTTCGGCACCTGCCGCATCCAGTCGGTGCTGTCGTCTTCGATTTCGTCATGGTCAGCCCCGGTCGTCATGGCCGAAGCGCGTTCCTTCACGAACCAGACCACAAGGCGGTGGCACCAACCAGCCGCAGTGTCCACCGTGTTGGGCTTGGCAACGAACCACCCCATGAACCCCTTGATCACCGCATCAGGGATATCGGTCGGCTTCACGCCAGCGATCTGGGCTTGGGCGATCAGGTAGCGGCTGTCCGGGGCCCAGTCGGCGAACATTGCGAAGCGCTGACGATCATCGGTCGATTCCAGGGCCTGCTTGTCCTGATCAGCGATCAAGTCCGAAATCTCGCGCTGCTGCTGCTGTTCGGTTAATTGATGGTTCAGTAACGTATCGGGTGCAGCTGCTGCACCCCGTTCTGTTCCAGGCTGCACCCCGTTCTGTTCTGAGTTGCACCCCGTTGCACCATCTGCACCCCGATCAGTGCGGGGTGCAATATCTGCACCCCGTAATAGTTGAAGGTCGTACACCACTGGGCGGCGGTCGTGGCGGGTAATGTGTACTGCGGCGATTGCCTGATTACCTCGCTTGATCCAGCCCTGGGACTCTAGGTCGTCAAGCTTGTAACGAACGGTTCGCTCGGAAAGCCCGGTCTCTCTTGCCAAGGTCGAGGCAGCTGGGAACGCACCAGTGCCGCTTGTTCCCGCATAGTTGGCGAGGCAAAGCAGCACGTGGCGGGCGCTTGAGTCCTTGAGGGATTGAATGGGCAGCGACATCGCCCAAGTCATTGCTTGAACGCTCACAGTGCTACTCCAGTTGTTTTGCCTGTATTGCCTTGCTCAGGTCTGATGTGCATAATCTGTCTCGCAATGTTGTGAAGAAGCCGGTCTAGCCACCGGCTTTTTTTTGCCTGAAATTCAGGCGCTGTAGGTGTCCGGTGCATCCGTGGTAGCTTTCTGCTTCCACACAACAAGGTCACGGAGACCGGACATGAATGATGAAAAAGTGATCACGCCTTTCGAGATTGGTGTGCTTGCCGCGCTGACCGTGATTGGGAAGGCGATTGCGATGAATCCTCACCTCGACATGGAATCTTTGAAAAAGGACGCCGAAGCAGTGATGTCAGCCATGCCAGACCATCCAAAATGGAAAGGCGGAGAAAAACGCATACACCAGGCACCAATCGAGTGCTTGCTTGCGGGCACGGAGAAAGTTCAGAGGTAGCGATCAAGCTGGCGAGGTAGTCGAGCTTTTCGGTTGCCCCGCCTTCCACTGGATATTCGTTGTTGCTCATAGCCTTTCTCCCGGCCTGTACTCGGCCATGCAATTCGCTAAATTTGGTACTGGATGAATCAACAGCCCATCCGCTGTACTACCTGCCCTTCCCGCCTGAGCGGATAATTCGTCTCAAGCGGCCTCTGCCAGCTCTGGCCAAATCACATGCCAGTCGTTCGGGCGCAGTGACTTTCTTGTCAGCAGACCTTCAGTCTCTCGCTCCAAGACGGACGCGACTGTTGCTGAGGCCTGTTTGTTGCCGTAGGCGATCTGTCGCAGGTAACCGCGAGTCGTGCCCGTCCGGGAAATGACTTCATCTGGAGTGTTCTTGAGCCAGTCCAGCATCTCTGTGTTTTTGATTCGCATCACGAATCTCCTCTTCGAAGACAAAGTATTACCCATCGGTAATAGCTAAATCAATACCAACTGGTCATTTACCAAGAAGTAATACTCGAAAGAGAATCGGCACATGGACATACGTGAAGTGCGCAGGCTCAACCTGCAGAAGCTTATGGATTCAAAATTCGGCGCAGGGGTACGGGGCGCTCAGTCGCGGCTTGCCGAAATGCTGGGGAAGCCCCAGAACCTGCTTTCTAGATATCTTTCTTCCCCAGAGAAGGCAGGGGCGAAGACGATAGGTGAGGACTTTGCCCGAGAGGTCGAGAAGGCTTTTGATCTGCCTAGATATGCGCTCGACATACTGGAAGCGCCTGATGATCAAGTAAGCGCCAGTAATAATTTTGAGGTTGGACCACCAATCACCTCGCCTACTCGAAGGATCGCAATCGTGGGTACAGCGCAGCTCGGTCCGGACGGCTATTGGGCGGGCTTGGACACGACAGATGGCTGGGTTGAGACCTGGTCTAGAGACGAGGATGCTTACGCACTCCGCTTGAAGGGCGACTCAATGGCTCCAGCTATCAGAAGTGGCTGGGTCGCGGTGTGTGAGCCCAGCCACCGACTCGTACCTGGCGAATACGTGATGGTTAAGCTGTGCGATGGTCAAAGCATGGTCAAAGAACTGCTCTTTGAAACGGAAGATGGCGTGAGCCTAATGTCGGTTAACTCGGCGTATGGAGAGCGGACAACGCTCTCGTGGTCCGACATTGAGCGCATTGACTACGTGGGCACCATCCTCGCCCCGAGCAAGATACTCGGACACCTCTGA